GCTTAACTTCTGTTTCTGATATTCCCTCTCTATCTTCTACTTGTGAATATAAGAATCCGACAGTAATTCCCGCATCCCGATGTGTTCCATTGTTTAAACCATCGGCGGATTCAGTAGTAACTCCAGCGGCACCAAGAACCATACCCTGAACATTAACACTATCTGCGGGTGCTGATGAAAGGGGATATGTGCCTGGATTGGAGTTCAATACTATTCTGTCAATAGCACCATTGACTGCCATTTGTTGAGATAGCAACTGAGTTGCATTTTCATCTTCCAACGCATTTGTAACGAATTCGATTGGGATATATTCATCTGTAAGAAACTTTCTTGCTGTCTCTGTTACTTTCCCCAAAAACTTCCATCTATATCCATCATTTCCTACTGCTTTAATCTCTGGTTCTGTGTGTGTTGGTTTTGTGGTGGATTTTACTGCGTTGTTGTTTGAGATACACTTATAAAGATTAAATTCATCTGTCATTACATAATATTTTTTATCGTCACTTAGGTCTAATGAATCATCATATTGGTCATAAACAGTTCCAGATACCCAATCGTATCGAGTCACAACATGAAAAGCATCAACCCTGTCTATTCTCTTGAAAGCAACTGCGTTTCTATATGCAGAAAAAGAAGAAGCAACAGAATCTGTTACCGAATCGGGACTATTATCATCTGACCATGCATCTGACTTTCCAAAATACAAATAGTACTGATTGTCCGACTTTGTTTCGAAGTCTTTCATCAGTTCTTTTGCAAAACTATTTTTAAATGTATTCTGTAATCCCATTTATTTTTCCTTAATGTATATTATATAGTCGCTAAGTTAGGACTTCCCGAAGTGGTTCCGTAGGGAACACTATAATTAATAGAATCGGAAGACGAACCTCCATAATATAGTGATGTAGATGATGGATTTGAATGGTAATGATACCCTACATCCATCTGTAAGAATTGTCTAAGAGTTATGGAATCAAATGACATTCCTGCATTAATACCACCTGTCCATGCACCACCTATATATTCTCCGCTTATTCCTCTGGTGTTTGGATGATGATAAATTTCCCAATAATTATACGCTGTATTTCCTGCACCACACAATCCAGAAAGATAGAAATATTCTTGTGCGGCAGTAAACCCTTCTGTTCCTGCTGTTCCCATAGGAAGATTCTGTGGATTGTGTCCAATGATTCCTGCTAATGTTGCTCCGTCTGTCAATGATTCAGATACAATTCCATTTCCTGCAAGAACATTAATGATTTCGGCAGTCCATCCACCGGCAGCAGTTCCACTTGCATGTCCTGCGTTTGTTACACCAATAACCTCTCCAGTCAATCCTCCTGCTCCCGCAGTTGCCGTTGTGAAACCAAATGGTAGCATGTCTCTAGTTCTTCTGAGATGCAATACCCCAATTGTTGTTCCTGCTGTTCCCTGAAATACATCCCACGATATTACCTCTCCACTTGCACCAGACCTATCACCACTTACTTGTAATCCTACAATAAAACTTCCCGCAGTTAAACCAGTTCCTCTAACGATAAGTTTACCACCAGTTTCTCCATAGCAATGATAGTTCTGTGTTACGCCTGGATTATAACCACTGAAATATAAGTCTCCATAGGTTTGTCCCGCAGTAGTATTTACCACAGAACCAGACCACCCTGCACCAGGCCCTCCTGCTGCCGCAGTAACTCCGTTGTCTCTTAAATTTGCAGTTGTGAGGAAACGATATGGTGTATAGTGTCCAACAATTGGAATTTCATATGCTTGGTGTTCGGAGTGAAATGGCATAGCACTTTCAATTTTCTTAAGAATAGAAATATTACCAAACACTTTCAGTCCGGCGGGGTGAATAAGTTTTTTCAGAATCTCTTTATATGTGTCGAGAGAAACTTCTGCTTTCAAAACATAAGAGTAATCTTGATAATAATCCCCATCATAAAGTCGTTTATTTGAACTTAGTTTCCCATTGTTATTTTTAAAATACCCTGCGTAGGTAACAAGTGCAGTGGGTGTCATCACTCCTTTTGCAGAACCGTCACCCCCATCAAAAACAACCTCAACAGGTTCTGTATAATTAACACCCGCATTATCTATTACCGCCTCTTTAATGGTCCCTTTCAATGAAACTGAACTAATTTTTCCCCTACCACCTTCTCCAACTGCTCTCTCATCTCTTCCTCGTGTTGCATTTCCGTCTTGTGTTGCTTGCCCTCCAAGTCGATAACCAAAACCACCGTCCAAGATATCAATTTTAGAGAATAATCCAAAAACACTTTCTCTTAATATTGTTCCATCACTTAGGACGCATTCAATTTTTTGGCCAGGAATAAATGTACCTACAATATTATTTAAAAATAATTCTGTAATTTCATAACTGCTTAGGTTGTATTGATTTACTCTATAAACACGAGCAGATGCCTGAATTTTCCCTGCTGTGTCATACTGTACTATTTTTTGAGAGGACATTTTGAAATTATCAAAACCGTTGGTACTGGTAACTTTTATTGCCTTTTCTTGAATCCAGTTTCCATCGGATGCTTTTAATATGTCTGTTTTTGGATAATAAAAATCTAATGCACTGTCGTAGAGTAAACGAAATAAAAGTCTATATGATTTTTCAGAACCTTTGGTTTGATAAAAATCTTTTATGTTCTTCAACATGGTTTTTTCATTTACCATGTTTCCGTCTTCATCTGTTGCTAATTTTTCTGGGAAGTTTAATAAAAATTGTTTTTTAAACTGCCCGACATATTGGTCTATAGTTTTATCAATATCTGCAATGTCTTGTAATAAAACTGTTCTGCCGAACACATTTACTTTTTGCTCTAACCATTCATAATATGCTTCTAAGAAATTTACAAATACTGGATGCTCCGCTTCAACAAATTGCGGAACTTGTTTTTTAATATGATTGGATGGTCCAGATTCAACCGAAGAACTTCTTGGTGCTAATGTTGCACCAATTTTTTGTTCTAGCGTTTCATAAGGACCTGTCTGTCCATAGAATGCATCAAATATGGATAAATTTAGAGACATCTATGTTTCCCCATTAATACCCAGAACCACTCGATGAACTTCCATTCGACGATGAACTGCTCGATGACGAACTACTTGTTGAAGTGGTGGTTGTGCCACTTGTGGTTGTTCTTGTTTGTAATGTAGTCGGGGTTGTTGTTCCTACCAATGTTTGTCTTCCTAAAATTTCACATCTTACATTAACAGAATCGTTGTCGAGTGGGTCGATTGTCAATAATATATTTCTGCTAGAAATTATATTCAAATCTTGTGGTTCGACATTAAATTTAATCAATACGCTACTGTCATCTTGAACTGGATTGAACGATACTAATTGCAAAGAACCATTTCCATAGTTTACGGTTCCAATTTCAAACAATTTAGTTTGTACACCACCAACAGAAGTGTATAGAATTAATTTTCCGCTTCCATCATCCCTAATATATGAATCTACTATTGTTCCGTGCGAATCTTTATACTTGAAAGTGGAACTAGAAACAACACCACCCATGTGTCCGTCGTGTGGATGGTAAATTGGATTATAGAAATTAATTGTATAACCGGCAGCGGCGCCGATGGTTGGTTCTAGTCTTTTTTGTAATTTTAGTGTCGTTTCATTTCCACTTATTGAACTGTCAAGCAAATCAATTCTGCTTACTAATCTGGAATAGAAAAAACTACTTCCAAACTTTTCTAGTAACGAATCAGAATAATTTAAAATTTCATTTGTTACTAGTTGTTTTAATGTATTTGCATTCATTACAGTTTTCGAAGGGTCGTATACAACTTTGCTGTCAACCATCAGATAAATGTATTCTGGGTCAATTATTTCTGGAAGAATGCTGACAATGTTATTTCCAGATAGTATAGTTGTCTTAATAGATTCCTTTTCAAAATCACTCAACACTTCACCAGAATTTGGTTTGATTGAAATGAATACTTTTCCGTATTGGGGTGGAATTGCATCTTCACCACCATACACAAACACAGACTCGACATCACCATACTGTGTCGCCACAAGAGTTTTATAATCTTCCGCAGTAACTGCTCTGTCTTGTGCTTGATAAGAACGAGGAGCATAGTATTTAATTGAACTTAAACTCTCTGGAAGTCCACCACCCTGTGAATGGGAAGTGACATCTACTGTTGTTTCTCCGAATGAAAATGAGTTTCTACCAGTTCTTACATCGTTCTTTCCAATGTTATTTGCATCTGGTCCATTTGTGTCAAGGTAATCTATTGTAATTAAGTTTCCGT